GAAATATAAAAACTCTGAAAAGGGTAGAATGTTCAAGTATCTTCAGAACGGTGTTGAGGACGCTAAGAACATTTTATATTCTGGCTTATCAATAGAGGACGTGTGGAAAAACTTAGAGCAGGTGTTTAGTCAAGCACAGATTGAAGTCCGTGTTCCAAAGTCCTTTACACAGATAGCAAGTAAGTAAGTATAATACAAGTATGGTGCGACACTATGTCGCACCACTACTAATAGCGTGACAAATATATCACAGCGCACACACACATGTGGGCGGGGCCCACCCAGAAAATAAAAAAACCAAACAGGTTTCAAATTAGTTTAAATCTAAGATGGGGGGAGAGGGTAAAACAAAAAAGGGGTCCCAGACTATACCCCTTTAACGCTGGATTTATACACCCGGGTAGGGTATAAACTTTTTAAGGTACCATAATTAAATATTATGCTTGATATTAAAAAAATAAAGAATGTAAACAATATTGCTGATCCAAAAATTAGAAAGCAATTAAAATTAGATTTTTTAGCTAAGATTAAAAAAACAAAAGATAAATCTATTCGTTCTGATTTCTTAACATTTGTAAAACATATTTGGCCAGATTTTATAGAGGGGTCCCATCATAAAACAATTTCAGATAAATTTAATAGATTAAAAACTGGAGAATTAAAGAGACTCATAATCAACATGCCACCTAGGCATACTAAATCTGAATTTGCTTCTTACTTTCTACCTGCTTGGATGATAGGAAATAATCCTAAATTAAAAATTATTCAAGCAACTCACACTGCAGAACTAGCTGTAAGATTTGGACGTAAGACAAAGAATTTAATTGATTCTGCAGAATACAGAGAAGTATTTAATACAAGACTACAAGAAGATTCAAAAGCTGCTGGTCGTTGGGAAACAAACGAAGGCGGTGAATACTTTGCTGTCGGGGTCCAGGGTGCGGTAACCGGTAGGGGTGCTGATTTGCTCATCATCGATGATCCACATTCAGAACAAGATGCATATTCACAAACGGCATTTGATAAAGCATACGAGTGGTATACTTCAGGACCTCGTCAGCGTTTGCAGCCTGGTGGACGTATCGTTTTAGTCATGACTAGATGGTCAACAAAAGATTTAACAGCACAATTAATCAAGGCCCAAGCAGCAGAAGAAAAAGCAGATCAATGGGAGGTTGTAGAATTTCCTGCAATACTTCCAAGTGGAAAACCTGTATGGCCTGAATATTGGAAATTAGAAGACTTGCTAGCGGTCAAAGCTTCAGCAGGTATTTCAAAATGGAATGCTCAATATATGCAAGATCCAACTGCAGAAGAAGGATCCTTGATCAAAAGAGAATGGTGGCGAGATTGGACTGAAGAGTACATCCCACCCCTTGAGCATATTATTCAATCTTATGACACGGCATTTATGAAAAAAGAAACTGCGGACTTTTCTGCAATTACTACTTGGGGTGTATTTAGAATGGATGAAGATTCACCACAAAATTTAATTTTATTAGATGCAAGAAAAGAACGATTAGAGTTTCCTGATCTAAGGCGCCTGGCCCACGAACAATATACCTATTGGAATCCAGATACAGTATTAGTTGAATCTAAAGCATCAGGACTTCCATTAACATATGAACTTAGACAAATGGGAATACCCGTTGTAAATTTTTCACCTTCTAAAGGTAATGATAAACATGCAAGAGTAAATGCGGTTGCACCTCTATTTGAATCTGGAATGATATGGGCTCCAAAAAATAAACAATTTGCACAAGAGGTTATTGAGGAATGTGCAGCTTTCCCTTTTGGAGATCATGATGACCTTGTAGATTCTACTACCCAAGCTATTATGAGGTTTAGACAAGGTGGCTTGATTTCACATCCAGAAGACTATATAGATGAGCCGTCATCTTTAGACGATAATAAGATTTATTATTAATGAAAAAATTAACAAGAACTATAGCACCTTTAAGAGGGCCCAATCCACAAGGGTTGAATATTCCCGATAAAAAGGTTAAGTTAATAAACTCAAGGAATTTAAATGGCAACAATAGACAAAGCACTTCCAAACGAAGTTAGGAATACAATAGAGGTTCCAGGTAATCAAGAAACCGTAGAACAGAGTTTAGAAACTCCTAATATACCAAGCCCTGAGAATACAGAAATCACTGAAACAGAAGATGGTGGAGTTGAAATTAATTTTGAACCAGGTGCATTTAACCAAGCTGATTCAGAAAATCATTTTGACAACTTAGCTATATTATTACCTGACGATGTATTAGATCCATTAGGTGAAGAGCTATATGAAAACTATTCACAATATAAAGCATCAAGACAAGATTGGGAAAAAACTTATACCGATGGTTTAGATCTTTTAGGATTTAAGTATGAGCGTAGAACTCAACCATTTAGAGGAGCTTCGGGTGCAACACATCCAGTTCTTGCAGAAGCAGTAACTCAGTTTCAAGCTCTAGCTTATAAAGAATTATTACCAGCAGAAGGACCTGTTAGAACTCAGGTAGTTGGTGTTGTTACAAGAGAAAAAGAAGATCAATCTAATCGTGTTAAAGATTTCATGAACTATCAAATTATGGATGTCATGCAAGAGTATGAACCTGAGTTTGATCAAATGTTATTTTATTTACCTTTATCAGGATCTACATTTAAAAAAGTTTATTATGATTCATTACTTGGAAGAGCAGTTTCTAAATTTGTACCAGCAGAAGATTTAGTAGTTCCTTACAATGCTACATCATTAGATGATGCAGAAGCTATTATGCATGTAATTAAAATTTCAGAAAATGAATTACGTAAACAACAAGTATCTGGATTTTATAAAGATGTAGATATTGGTGAGCCTGGAGATCTTCCTGAAGACCAACTACAAAGAAAAGAAAAACAATTAGAAGGAATGAGAAGAGGTCAAGATGAAGATATTTATACTTTAATTGAATGTCATGTTAATATTGATTTAGAAGGTTTTGAAGATAGAGGTCAAAATGGTGAGCCCACAGGAATTAAACTTCCATACATTGTAACTCTTGAAGAAAATTCTCGTCAGATTTTATCTATTCGTAGAAATTATAATGCAGGGGATGCAAAGAAACAAAAGATACAATACTTTGTACACTTTAAATTTTTACCAGGGTTAGGGTTCTATGGATTTGGTTTAATTCATATGATTGGTGGTTTATCAAGAACTGCTACCGCTGCACTTAGACAATTATTAGATGCAGGAACTTTATCTAATTTACCAGCAGGATTTAAACAAAGAGGTATTAGAGTTAGAGATGATGCACAACCTATTCAACCAGGAGAATTTAGAGATGTAGATTCACCAGGCGGAAATATAAAAGATGCATTCATGATGCTTCCATTTAAAGAACCATCACAAACATTATTACAATTAATGGGTATTGTTGTTCAAGCTGGACAAAGATTTGCATCGATTGCTGATATACAAATAGGTGATGGTAATCAACAAGCTGCTGTTGGAACTACAGTTGCTTTACTTGAAAGAGGAAGCAGAACAATGTCAGCTATTCATAAAAGATTATATGCATCACTGAAACACGAGTTTAAATTATTATCCAGAATATTTAGTTTATACTTACCACCAGAATATCCGTACGATGTTGTTGGTGGACAAAGAATGATTAAACAAGCAGACTTTGATGATAAAGTAGATGTTATTCCAGTTGCAGATCCAAATATATTTTCACAAACTCAGAGGATTAGTTTAGCCCAAACTCAATTACAATTAGCTCAATCTAATCCTCAGATTCATAACTTATATGAAACATACAGAAAGATGTATGAAGCCTTAGGTGTAAGAGACATTGATAGAATTTTAAATGTACCTCCTAAGCCAATGCCAAAAGATCCAGCACAAGAACATATAGATGCTTTAGCTGCTCAACCATTCCAAGCATATAGAGGTCAAGATCATAGAGCTCATATGACTGCTCATTTAAATTTTATGGAAACTAACTTTGCAAGAAACAATCCTATGATTGTTGGTGCATTACAGAAAAATATTTTAGAACATATTTCTTTAATGGCTATGGAACAAGTTGAATTAGAATATTCACAACAGTTACAACAATTACAAGCAATGAGTCAAAACCCACAAATGATTCAAAACCCACAAGTACAAGCTCAAGTTCAACAATTACAAATGCAAGTTGAATCTAGAAAAGCAATTCTTATTGCTGAGATGATGGATGAGTTTATGAAGGAAGAAAAAAAGATATCTTCTCAATTTGATAATGATCCTCTTGCTAAATTAAAAGCTCGTGAATTAGATTTACAAGCTCAAAACAATGAGAGAAAATCTAAAGAAGCTCAAGATAGATTAAATCTAGATAAGATGAGAGCTATGATGAATCAAATGAACACACAAGAAAAATTAGAACAGAATGAAGACCTGGCAGAACTTAGAGCTGCAACATCTTTAGTTAAACAACAACAAACAAATATAAATAAAAAGGTACAATGAGATGGCTTATAATCCCTATGGAGTTTATGATCCTAATAATGCTAATTACATTTACGATTTATATAGATCAAAATTTGGGAACGCAGATTCATTTGGTCAAGGTGTAACTAATCCATTTATTAACACTCCGGGAGTTGATATCACTGGAGGTGGAGATACAACAGGAGTATCTTCTAATCCAAATGCAACCGGTCAATCTCTTTCTAATATTGGTACAAGTATTTCAAATGCTGTTTCTGGAATAACTTCTATATCACCAACATCAATGGTTAATACTGCATTAGGAGTAATTGGTAATGCTATTACAAATACTTCTATTCCAGGAATAATGGCAACGATTGCAAACATGATGGGAATAGGACAAGAAGCTGAAGCAGAAGACACTGGAGTAGATGCCCCAGAAGGTATTGGACCTGTTGGAGATGTAGATGTTGGAGATGTTGGAGATGTTGGAGATACCGGCGATGATGGAGAATCTGGAGACGATGGAGATTCTGGTGATGATGGAGATTCTGGTGATTCTGGTGATTCTGGAGATTCTGGAGATTCCGGTGACTCTGGTGGAGATGGTGACGGCGGTGGAGGTGACGGCGGTGGAGGAGGAGACGGCGGTGGCGGAGAAAAAGATGGCGGTCTAATTGGTTATTATAATGGTGGAATAGTAGATATATACAAACTAATGAAAATGGGTTATATTTAGTTATGGACAAAAAACAAAAAAAAGTTAAAACAGTAATGCATGAATTTAAAGCTGGAAAATTACACAGCGGTAAATCAAGTAAAATAGTTAAGAACCCTAAACAAGCGATAGCAATCGCATTATCGGAGGCAGGTATGTCAAAAAAAGGATACGCACAAGGTGGAGCAGTTAAAGGAAATCAAGATTCATCATCTTCTTACGGAACACAAGTAGGCGATTATAATAAATTTTTAAACTCTGATGGTTATAAAAAAGGTGGAATTGACGTTGAAGTTTCTTCAGCTCAAGAAACACAATATCAACCAGTTAAAGGTCAGAGAAGAATGATGTCGGATAAAAGAAAAATAGCTAAGTGGTTCTAATATGCTACCAGTACTAAATGCTGTAGCTCCTCTTGCAAAAATTCTTTTTAATACAATTGAAAAAGCAGTTCCTGATAAAGACCTTCAAGCTAAATTAAAAGCTGATTTACAAACACAATTATTACAATCTCATACAGCTGAATTAACAGCAGCAGCTAAAATAGTCGAAGCAGAAGCTAAAGCAGGCTGGTTTGCATCAAGTTGGAGACCTCTTTTAATGTATGTTTTAATCTTTATCTTGGTCTGGAATTATGTTATAGGACCTGTTATAAAAGTATTCACAGGAGCAGTTATCTCCTTTGAATTACCTGGCGATGTTTGGACATTATTAAATGTTGGACTCGGAGGGTATGTGGTTGGGCGCTCAGCTGAGTCAGTTGCTAGAACAATGGCTAACAGACCCGTAGCGAACAAAGAACAAGAAAACGGATAAGGAGTTAAAATGAGAAACGATTACAAACAAAGACCAAGACCAGCATTCAGAGGCGGCGGAATTGCTCTTAGAGGATTAGGTGCAGCACTTAGAGGCGGCGGAATTGCTCTTAGAGGAATGGGAGCTGCATTAGCTAAAGGCGGAAAAGCTTTTGGTGGAAAAGAATCTTATACTGAAGAATTAGCAGAAGCTAAAGAAGTTAAATCTGGAAAAACTTCTCCTAAATCTTTTGTAAAAAAAGAAAAAGCTGAAAAGCACAAAGGTGAAGAATTAAAAAGTTTAGCTAAACAAGCTAAAGCTATTAAATCTGGAAAAAAATCTCCAGAAAAATATGCTGAAGAAGAAACTGCTGAGTATATGAAAAAAGGCGGCAGAGCTAAAAAGAAAAAATAATTCTTTTTAAAATGCCAAAAATGTTTAGATCATATTCTGGTAAGAAAGGAGCGCCTAGACTTATAAGTCTACCTCAAGCGCTAGTTTCTGAAGAATTGACTAAACCAGTTGTTGGTAGTTCTTTTAAACCATCTAAGTCACCTAAATTTTTAAAAAAAGGTGGAATAGCAGGTAAGGGACAAGGAAGAGTTATAAGACAAAAATTAACTAAAATACTTTAATGCCTAAAGATAATACTTGGACAACAGCTTTTAAAGAACTTTATAGATCTACTAAAGATAGAGATATAACAGGAAAAGAAAAATCTGATTTGTTTAGACAACTTGGACAAGTTAAAAAGGAAATGGATAAGACTACAAGAGGTGCTAGTCGTGGTCAATCTCCAGATACTATAATTGATATACCAGATCCGGTTCCAGGAATAATAGATGATGATATATCACCTTCAGAAAAATATAGAAAAAATTATGATGATATTTTTAAGAAGGAGAAAAAAGCTAAAGGTGGATTAGTTGGTAGAGGTCAAGGTAAAGTAATGCGTTATAAAATAACTAAAAATTATTAATATGGCTGGAATAGGTAAACAATTAAGAGGTTCAGGTATTGCTAGACCCGGTTTAAAAGATGGATCATTTCCAGATTTAACAGGTGATGGAAAAGTTACTAGAGCAGATGTTTTAAAAGGAAGAGGTGTTTTTAAAAAAGGTGGTTCTGCTAAACCAGGACTTTGGGCAAATATTAATCGTAGAAAAAGATTAGGAATTAGTCGTCCAAAATCTAAATCAACCATATCAGCTAAAGCATATGCTAATATGAAAGCTGGTTTTCCTAAAAAGAAAAAATAATGTCCGGACTTGGAATTCAAAATAGAGGTTGTGGAAAAGCTAAAATTATTTCTGATAAAGAAAAATTTAAAGCTGCTGACGGTGGAACTCCTGCTTGGCAACGTAAAGAAGGTAAATCTGAGTCAGGTGGATTAAATAGAAAAGGTATAGCATCTTATAGGAGAGCAAATCCAGGATCAAAATTATCAATGGCTGTTACAACAAAGCCTTCAAAATTAAAACCAGGATCTAAATCAGCTAATAGAAGAAAATCATTCTGTTCCAGAATGAAAGGGATGAAATCTAAATTGACTTCAGCTAAAACTGCAAGAGACCCTAATTCAAGAATTAATAAATCTCTACGTAAGTGGAATTGTTAATATAACCAATAACTGAAAGGAAAAATATGGAAGATGTTGATATAGCAAGTAAATTACAACGATTTATGAAAGATCAGCTAAGTAATTTAACTACCATTGCTACTTCTGGTAGCGTTGACAATATGGAAGATTACAAGTATATCTTAGGCCAAATTCGTACATACGAATATATCTTACAGGAGATCTCTAACCTGCTAAACAAAAAGGAGCTAAGACAAGATGAAGGAAACGTTATCAAACTCGACTGAAATACCTAAAACAGTATTAGGTCTAGAAGAAAAATATAAAGAAGAAAATGAAAAAACAGTAAGAGCAGATAATATATCTGAGTCTCTTATTGACAGTCTACCAAACCCTACGGGTTGGAGAATTTTAGTATTACCATTTACACCAAAAGATAAAACTAAAGGTGGAATTTTAATAGCACAAGAATCTTTAGACAAATTAAGAATCGCAACTAATTGCGGTTATGTCATAAAGATGGGACCATTAGCGTATCACGATAAAGAACGCTATCCAACAGGTCCGTGGTGCAAGGAAAAGGATTGGGTGATCTTTGCCCGTTATGCGGGATCAAGACTACCAATAGAAGGCGGCGAAGTCCGTCTTTTAAACGATGACGAAGTTTTAGGAACAATTAAAAATCCTGAAGACGTTCTTCATCATATATAAACATAGGAGAAACTATGCCAATAGAAGACAAAAAGAAAAAAGTCGATCCAATGGTTGACATAGATACTTCAGGTCCAGGTGCCGAGATTGAATTACAAACGAAGCAACCTGAACAAGAGAAGGAATATGAAACTAGTGCAAACGACACTAAGTCCATTGACACAGCTGAAAAATCTAATGAGCAGCCTGCAGTTGAGACTAAGAAAGAAACAGAAATCAAGGACCAAGGAACAGAAGAAAAAGTTCCGGCAAATGACCAAAAGAAAGAATTAGACGATTACAGTGAAGGTGTTCAAAAAAGAATAGCAAAATTAACTAAGAAGATGCGTGAGGCTGAAAGACAGCGTGAAGCTGCTATTGAGTATGCACGTAAAATTCATGCTGAAAAAGAATCCCTTTCAGGACGTCTAAACAGATTAGATACAGGTTATGTATATGAAATGGAAAATAGAATTAAATCTTCATTAGAAGCTGCAGCAGGTAAATTAGCTCAAGCTAGATCTGATGGTGATTTAAAAGCAGAAATAGCTGCTCAAACTGAAATTGCTAAATTAGGATATGAAGAAGCAAGACTTGCTGAAATCAAATCTAAACAAGCTTTAGAGGTTAAAGTTGATAATGCTAAACCTGTTCAAGAATATAGAGAACAGCCTACTTATCAACAAGAACAAACTATCAATCCAGATCCTAAAGCTCAAGATTGGGCTTCTAAGAATACTTGGTTTGGTAAAGATGAACCAATGACTTTTACTGCATTTAGCTTACATAAAAAGCTAGTTGAAGAAGAAGGTTATGATGCACAAAGTGACGAATATTATGCAGAAATTGATAAAAGAATAAGACTTGAATTTCCGCACAAATTTGCTACAACTGCATCACAAACGACTGAAAATGTTAGACCTGCACAAACGGTAGCTTCGGCTAGCCGTAGTTCTGGTAGAACATCTGGTCGCAAAACTGTGAAGCTCACATCGTCACAGGTAGCAATTGCTAAAAAATTAGGTGTGCCACTTGAAGAATATGCGAAACATTTAACCACGAAGGAGGTATAGGCATATGGTAAACGACAAAAATACAATTAAGACTTCCCGTGCGAGCGAAACTAGGTCTAAAACAAATAGACCACAAGTTTGGACTCCACCATCATCTCTAGATGCACCGCCTGCGCCAGACGGTTTTAGACATAGATGGATAAGAGCTGAATCTTTAGGCTTTGATGATACTAAAAATATCACAGGCAGATTAAGATCAGGATATGAATTAGTTAGATCTGATGAATATCCAGAAGCTAATTATCCAGTTGTCAAAGACGGAAAATACGCAGGAGTGATTGGAGTTGGCGGCCTATTGCTGGCTAGGGTACCTGAGGAGATCGCTAAATCAAGAGAAGAGTACTTCGCAAGAATGACTCGAGATCGAGAAGAAGCAGTAGCTAACGATCCTCTAAGGGAACAGCATCCAAGTATGCCGATCAGTAAAGAGAGGCAGACTCGTGTAACTTTTGGTGGTACAAAGAAAAGCTAATTATTTAGCAATTCCTAAACCAACAAGGTTTTAAATATAAACTTAAGGAGTAAAATATGGCAAACACAACTAAAGCCTTTGGTCTTAGACCATTGGGCAAAGTAGGTGGTGGTTATACTAGCGGTGGACAAGACCAATTTTTCATTCTTGATAATCAATCAACAGCGATTTATCAAGGTGACTTAGTGGCTCTTACAGCTACTGGAACTGTTGTTCCGGTAACTTCGTCTGCTACTGGTAGCGTATTAGGAGTATTCAACGGTTGTTTAATCGAAGTAAATCCTAATAACAGAAACAAACCTACTTGGCAAAACTACTACACACAAACTGATGTTGCTCAAGGCAATATTCAGGCGTATGTAATAGACGATCCAAATCAACTATACTTGGTTAAATCAACAGGAACTGCTCTTGGAGTAAGTGCTGTTGGTGTAAGCTTTGATATATTATATGCTGCAGGAAGTTCAGTTAATGGAGTTTCTGGAGATTTATTAGATCTAGCTTCATCTACAAGCGGACAATTATTAGTACTATCCCCTTCTACTTTTATCGGTAATGAAGTGGCTGTTGCTAGTGAAGACTTCGTTGTGAAGATCAAATCAGGTCAATCAATAATGTAAGGAGTATATAAACTATGGCTATATCACGATCACAACTAGTTAAAGAACTAGAACCAGGTTTAAACGCTCTGTTTGGACTTGAATATAAACGTTATGAAATGGAACATGAGGAAATCTTTGACAAAGAAACTTCTGAGAGAGCATTCGAAGAAGAAGTAATGTTGTCTGGTTTCGGTAATGCTGCTATTAAAGCTGAAGGATCTGGAGTGTCTTATGACCAAGCTCAAGAAACTTTCACTGCTAGATATACGCACAATACTATAGCTCTTGCGTTCGCAATCACTGAAGAAGCGATTGAGGACAACTTGTATGACAGACTAGCGTCTAGATATACAAAAGCATTAGCTAGATCTATGGCGAATACTAAGCAGATTACAGCTGCTAACGTTCTAAATAATGGATTCAGCACATCTTACCCAGGTGGTGACGGATCTCCATTATTCTCAACAACTCACACAACGCTTGCTGGAACTTTCCAGAACACGTTGTCTACACAAGCTGACTTAAACGAAACTTCATTAGAGCAGTCGCTAATTGATATTGCGAACTTCACTGATGAACGTGGTTTAAAAATTGCTGGACAAGGGGTGAAATTAATCGTTCCTGTTCAAGGTCAATTTACAGCTGAGAGATTAATGAAATCTCAAGGTAGAGTTGGAACAACTGACAATGATATCAATGCAATCAGAAACATGGGAATGTTGCCACAAGGTTATGTGGTTAACCACTTCCTAACTGACTCTGATGCGTTTTTCATCAAGACAGATGTACCAAATGGAATGAAGTACTTCGAAAGATCTCCTATCAGAACATCGATGGAAGGTGATTTCGACACTGGTAACGTAAGATACAAAGCTAGAGAAAGATACAGCTTCGGCTGGTCTGACCCTAGAGGTATTTATGGTTCTCAGGGTGCTTAATTAAAGCATTTTTTTAATGGGGTGGTTTATTCCACCCCATTAATATGTTAGAAAGATATAATTATGACAAAATTATTTAATGTTAAAATTAGAGCTTATGGACATGTAGCTGATTTTAATATTGAAGCAGAGGATAAAGCAGAAAGTATAGAGAACGCAATCCTTGACAAAATAGGACAAAATGGGGTATTATTTAAAGACAGCGATAGGGCTTATAGTAAGTCTAAATGCTGGATAACCTATGAGGAGGTTGTAGATGGATCACGTTCAAGCTCTTTACAAAAAGAAGAAGCTTCTAGAACTTGATTGGGAACAGGCTCACATCGAAGAGGGTAGATACTCTCTAGATATGGTTAAGATAGACGAAGAAATTCGTAATATCATTAATCAAATTAAACTGGCTGAACAAGAAATTGCTTACAGACAGATTAAAATTGAGATAGCTGCTCCTGATTTTTCAGTAGCTAGTTAAAGACTAGTTACAAAATAGGGTAAAAAACATCATTTTTGATGCAGGGATCTCTTGCACTATTCAATAAATTAAGTTATATTTTATTCACTATACATTAACATCTGATGTAGA